GAAATCGCCCCCACCTTCAGTGCCAGTAGGAGAATCTTGTTCACATTCAGGATTATTCTCTTGCTCTTTCTGTTTCTTTTCAAGCTCCGTTTTGCAGAGATTATATAACGCTTCTGCTGCGGATAAGGTGTCATCAAACGTTTCGACATTTTCAATTAAACGAACAATCGGAGTTTCAGCATCTGAAAAAGATATATCATTCCACGCACCAATCTTAAAATGTAAATTAACCCTATCAGCAAGATTAAAATCAGTAAGATCTTTACCATCTATATCAAAGAAATCTTCATCATTGAGTTCATTATATCCTGTATAGAAACATTTAGCAAGTCCACCATACCTTCTCTTCATCAACTTCTCAATTCTTACATCCTCTACAATATTTACAAATGTTGGAGGAATCTTTATTTCTTTTAACCAATTTCTATCAGGAGTATAAAGTGCATGTCCTACTTCATGTGCCACCAGTGCATCATATACATTATTACTTGCTCTATCCCACTTAGGAAGAATCAATACCCTTGTATGAACATTAAATTGAGCAGTCTCAACTTTCTTATGCTCTACTATAAGATCTTCTGTCGCAAGAAGTTTAGCAAGTTGTGATTTGATTTCGTGCTTGACGGTCATCTGTGTTTTTGCTTATGAACCTATTATACGACGAAACCCGCCTTAAAGACGGGTTCTGTAGACGGTTTATCAACTGTCTGCGTCTCTCTCTTGCAGAACGCAGTGCCTGTGGTTTAAGTTTTCGTTTGGCCTCCTTCTTAGAGTGGTGTTGCCAGTTTGGGGTGTTCATTGTTCATACTGCTTCTGTGATATCATACGTGAAAATCCCTTAACCTTATCAAAGGTTATGACACTTTCAAATTTGTCATGTAAGTCTGATTTATGAGATATAACAAAAATATTAGCACCTTTTATTACATATCTAATAATTTTCATAAATTCTTCAGTTCCAAAACCATCAAGAGAACTATCAAATACCTCATCCATTATTAGTAAATTTGTATTAACAGAATTCTTAACCCTAGCAACCTCTCTCCATGTGAAGAGTAATGCCAAATCAATCCTCATCTTCTCACCTTCACTGAATGATGAATATGAGAAGTCCTCATGAATAGGTGATTTTACCGTTTCATTAAACTCTTCATCAAGAGTAAAGTTGATATAAAAATCCATCAACTGTAAGTATCTATTCACCTGTTGATTTATAAAAGGCAAATACTTCTTTATTATTTTTGTCTTTACTCCATCATCCTTTAACAAAGAATATGCAAAATCATGGTAAATGATTTCTTCTTTCTTATCTGCTAATTCTTTAAAAATATTTTGGAGATTTTCTTTAAACTCTTCTAACTTTTCATGTTCAGTATTTCTGTTTGCAAGTTGATCGGTAAGTGTCTGAATTTCCGATTCCAAATCTCTGATCTGTTTGTTGCATCCAGAGATTCGAGTATTGTTTTGAGAAATGCCATTATTGAGTTTAGTAATCTCCTTTGATAGTGTGGTAAATTGACGTTCTCGTTCCTCTTCTTTTTGAATTGCTTCTTCTAGTTCTTTATAACCAGATTGCAACTCCTTTGCTGTATTTTGAACGTCATCAATTTTATTTAACCTAAACGATTCTTCTATAGATTGGGTACAAGTAGGACATACCGTATTATCTGTGAAAAACTTATGCTCTTTAGTAATAGTCGCTACTTTTTGGGATATTTTACCCTTTAAATTGTTTAGTTTCTTTAACTTTTTATTTGCTCCAGTCACTTTCTCCTGTTCTTCTACAAGGTCAGCAGAATTTGATTCTAATATTTGATTGTGTTCTAAATGAGTATCTGCCTCAACAGTTAATTCTTTAATTTTACCTTTCTTATCTTCTATATCCTTCTTACCACGATTCTCTAATTCATCAATAAACTTTTCTTGCATTTCAAGTTTATCTTTTATATTATCCTTTTTTAAATCTAATGTGTTAATTTCATCTTTTTGAGATCTTATCTTTTCTCTAATGATATTATTCATTGCAGAAAAAATACGAATATCCAATAAATCCTCAATCACTTCTCTTCGATTTGTACCTGATAATTGCATAAAAGGAACAAATGCACTACTACCAAGAATTACTATTTGGGTAAATGATTTATAATTTACTTTTAATATTGTTTCCTCCAATATCTTCTGCATTGCACGATCATCAGACTGACGATGCATCGTATTTCCATCTATTACTATCTCAAATATATTTGGTTTTATACCTCTTCTAACCAAATACTGACGATTATGAATTTCAAACTCAACTTCTACTAAACATTCTCTTTCGTTTGTAGAGTTTATTAATTGAGATTTATTAATCTTACGAAATGGTTTATTAAACAAACTAAAAGTAAGAGCATCCAATACAGTTGATTTACCCGTACCGTTTGTTCCTACTATCAAATTGGTTGCATTCTGTTGAAAATCAACTTCTGAAAACTGGTTGCCAGTTGACAGAAAATTTTTCCATCTAATCTTCTGGAAGGTTATCATTCACTTTTGGCGGTATAACGATGTCGTTTGGAGTAATCACAGCATACTTATAATTATACCGCTTACAGGTGATTATGGCAAGTGCATCATCAACCTCTATTACACTCATTGGTGAATTATCATCATCTTCTAACTGCATTGCATATCTTTCTGCATCATCTTCATGTGAAAATAAAAACAGTACCTTTTCACCATACCTATTATGGACGGCATAAGCACCTTCTTGATCTTGATTTTTTAAGGTTAGAACATACATTACTCTACCTCACAAGCCTCCGAATAGATTTGCTGCAAAATACCCTTAATAAGGGTCTTGTCACCTTCAAATTCAGATTCGTCAATATATCTGTTCAAAATACCAATTGTATTTTCAGTTTCTTCGACTTCAAACTCTTCACTTTCCTGAAGAATATAATTTTCTATAATTTTTAAATCTTGAATACCAGAGTTATATAACTTATCTATAAATTTTTCAAACTGTTTCTGATTTGACTTCTTCTTTACGATAAGTTTTACAATTTTATTCTTATACTCTCTCGTATCAAATAACTTATAATTAGTATCATCATAATAAACATTATAGAATAATCTATGTGGATTATTGATAGGAGTATGTTCTAAAGTTTCTGTATCAAATACATGAAATCCTCTAGGATCATTTACATCATTCCAATAAATCTCATATGGATTACCTAAGTAATAGATATTGTCATTAGAACTTCTATGATGATAATGCCCAGAATACACCTTTTTAAATTTCTTAAAAGGTTTCATATCCATACCGTGTTCCATTATATGACCACGAGTAGCAACAAATCCATTCAATTCAAGATGTCCCATAGCAACAGGAGATCTTGATTTTTTAATCATTGCTAATGTTTTTTCTTTATTATCATCATTAATCCAAGGAACAAGAAGAATACTTATTCCACCTACTTTTATAGGAACTGTTTCTGAATAAGTTGTTATATTTTTATATTCCTTTAATAATAAATCTATAGTATTAATTTCATTAGTATCTTTATAATAAGCAGTATGATTACCAACAATAGAGTGTAATTTTACACCTAACTTCTCTAACCTATCAAAGTATATTTTCTTTGACCATTCTAAAGATGCAAGATCTATATTACGACGATTATCAAAAGTATCACCCATATCAATAACCGTATCAATATTATTTTCTTCTAAGTAAGGAAAGAAAACATCATCATAAAATTTTTGAAAATAACTGTGTATGTAATCAGCACCTTTCCTAGCACCGAAATGCTGATCAGTTATTATTGCTATTTTCATTATTTCTTTTTACGTACTGGTACTTCAATAGTCCAAGAAGGTGACTCTAATTTAATCATCTTAAACTGTTGTCTATTCTTCTCATAGGTAGCAGCAGGTTCATTACCAGCAGTCTCACCATAATGAGGTTTATTTGGATCTTTTAAACCCATATAATCTAATATAGCACCATCTACCATAAACCAGAGTGCGTCCCAAGTAATAGTCTCTCTCAGTTTTACTGCGATTCTATCAATATCTTCACCATCAAGATACTCACCAGTTGCTATTGCGTGTGAGTAATCTTCATATTGAGTCAACAGTTTTGCTCTATCCTCTACCAACTTATTAAGATTAATAGAGATCTTTACATCATCATCAAATGCCATTTTATCTATTAGAAGATTTATACTGAATGTTATCTTTAATTGTATTGTAATCAGAACTTGATGAGGTAAGTGCACCATCATCAACTACCATTACTTCATCATATCCTGTTTTCTCAATTATCTTTGTTTTAATTTCTAATTGCTTTTTCTCTTTTTGAATCCTTCTTAAAAATGCATAATGAATAATTTGAGTAAAGTATGCAAATGGATTTCTAGATTTCTCTGGATCAAAATTATGAATATATTGTACACAATTTTCTATACCATCAGAGATCATATCATCTCTAAACATATAGTTTACAAAATTTGGTTTGTATGATAAGTGTGTAGCAATCTTTAAAAAACACTCACCAAGATAATTTGTAATACGTGGTTTTGGAAGATCATTCTCCTTTGCGTGAGCAACCTTCGCTCTATAAACAATTAATGCTTCTAAAAGTTCTTTATTATTAACATAATGTTCGGATTTTTTCTTAACCATGACATTGACTTTTCCTAATGATACTTTTTATATGACTATTATACCATACTTTCGGTACTTGACAAGATCTATAAAAGTGTGTACAATACCTTTGTGAAGGTTGGAAGGGAATTAAGACTCTTTTATATTATCATTATAAATTCTCTCAAGGCTCTGGCGAGCATCATCAACTGTTGCCACAAAACCTAATTTTTGATTTAATTTAACTCTACCATCAAATTCTAAATCATTATCTTGCGATTCAGACAAATATCTATTATAAAAATGAATTGTTTGTTCATCATTTATTTCACTCATAGTAACGATTCTATCATATTTAATTAAATAAAGATCATCAGTAGGGATCTCTAACCAAGGTCTTATTTTTACATATTCTCCTGTTGGATTATGCATCATTTTCATTACTACAGGACTTTGTAGCATTATAATAGGATCTCCATCATTTTCATCGACAGAAACTAAGGCAAATATTTCTTCGCCTGTAATTAATTTTATAACTGCGTGAAATTCTTCTCCCATTAGTTCTTCAGGGGTATATTTACTATATCGTAATTAAAGTTTTCTTCATTATAGACTTTAATTCTTTCGATTAAATGATTGAGTGTGTAATTCCTCCTTGATTTGTAACTAATATCATCAGCAATATCATAAAGAGTTGCTTTTGTTTTATTATTTCCTTTTCTAAGAACTCTTCCAATGGATTGAAGGTTTCGTATTCTGGACTTAGATGGGGAAGCAAAAATAACGTTATGAAGATTTTTTATATTAATACCAGTAGAGAAGGTTCCGTATGATGCAATGATAATAGCATCATTTTCTTGTTCTGTAATCTCTCTAACCTTTTCTCGGTCTTCAGTCGCCACTCCACCGTGAACAAAGAATATGTGGCGTTGTTCTACACTATTAGTATTTATCATATCATAAAGAGGTTCACCGTGTGCTTCTACTCTTGCAAATAAGATAAGAGTGTTACCTTTAAGATCTAATGCAAGATTCCGAATTAATCGGTTTCTTTTTTTATGTCCAATAATATATTGTACTTCATCCTCAAATGTTTCAAATTTATTCGGTGGGTGTTTCAATAGAAGCACATTAATGTCTAATGTAGCCAGATGACCTTTCTTCATTAACTCATCTGTCTTAATAATTTTATATGACGGTCCAAATAGACCCTCTAAGACCCACTTATGAGTCTGTGAACCGTCTAAAGTACCTGTAAACCCAAATCTATATTTGGCATCACCAAGTTTTGTCATTATAGATATAAGTGACTTCGACTTAAATTGGTGTGCTTCATCACCAACAACCACAGAGAATCTTTCAAAGTATTTTCTAGGAAGTTTGTAGATTGACTGCCAAGTAGTAATAATGACTTGAGAATCCGTTTCTCTTTCTTTTCCTGCGTATATCTTGTGACAATATGAACCAACATCCCAACCATAATCTGCAAAGTCTTTATACATCTGTTCTACAAGAGAAGTCGTGGGAACAACTATCAGAGTATTTTTCTTATTTTCAACATAATATCTCACAATCGAATATATCATCAAAGACTTTCCAGAAGCAGTTGGAGATATCAGTAGTTTTCTATTATGTCTTAAGGCATCGTATACTCCATCAATTTGATATGGTCTGGGTTTATACTTGGAAATAGCATTCATATAATCCTTGACACCTTCCTTTGATATCCCTTCATTTACTTCAAAAGGAAGTCCATAATATTTGCTTTCTACAAATTCGTAAGTATATCCGTGATCTTTACAAAACTGTACTACTCTATCCAATAACCCAACATAAATTTCTCCAGTCTGGGTATTGAATAATCTTATTTTACCGTCCCAATATCTTTTCTTATACGCAGGTGAAAACTTTGCTCCAGGTACCTCAAAGGTAAACTGATCTGCTAACTCATAATAAACATGAGGTTCTGCTCGTACCTGAAGAGATACTTCATTCTTTTTTGATATACTCAAATGACTCATAATCCTATACCAATATAGGATTATTTAGACGGTCAATCTGAACTTTTAGTTTTATCGCCAGGTAAAACTTCTTGAGCTATCGAACCAGCAAGACCACGTTTCCATCCACCTGTTTTTTTAGCATAATATCCCTGCAGTCCTTTTGCTGCAGTTTGATACCAAGGTTCTTTATTCTTTACACTTTTAACAGTTTCTTTTCCTGCATTAAAAGCATAAAGTGCTCTTGCAGGTTTAGAATTCGCTGCTTGAAGACCTTTTTTAACAATAAATTTTGGTGCATCCCAAGCAACAAACTTTGCTAATCTTGCAGCACCACCAAGTAATCCCATCCCAAGACCAGGATTATCCCCAGTAAGTTCCATAAGATATTGCTTATCTTCCTCTGAAAGATTTTCTACAATACTTTGAAATTGATCTTGTCTAAATTCGTTAAATGTTTTCATCGTCCTTTAAGTGCTCCTGCAATACCTAATACACCTTTTGGTAAATCCCAAGTAAGGAATTTTGCTGCTTTCATTGTAGTTTTGGGAAACGTTACTAATGATTGCACAGTTTTTTTGACATAAGGATTACCTTCTTTATGTCGAGGTTTCATTACATCGTATCCAAATCCAGAACCAGTCCATCTTGATGCTTTATCAAGAAGATTCCAAGCAGTAGCTCCAACTCCTTCATCTATTCTTGAATATGATTCTTTTTGAAATTCTTTAAAGGTTTTCATTATCCAACAATAGTGTCAAACCATTCTTGACTCATACCAGATATAATCTTATCTGCTGCTTCTTCGTTTAAAGCATACTTTTCTTCGATAAGATGATCCACAACTTTTTGATAGTTCTCGTGAATTTTTTTAGTTTCTCTTGGAGTAGGTTTCATTTTCGTATGTAGATCTACTGATATATTTATAAATTACATACCTGCTTGGAATCTGTTCCATTCAATTGCGTTCTTAATTTGATATGTTCTATTATTAACTACTCTAATAATTTCTTCTAAAAATTTTAAAGTAGCATCATAATATCTTATTTTCATATCCACTTTAGTTAATCTATCGTCTGCATCCATATATCTTTGTATAGAATCCTTCTCCCTCACCTTATATGGAAATGGTTCTTCTACATATGCTTCTGCTGGTGCTTTACCAGTATAATAATTATGTCTTTCTAATCTAACTTTATTATATTGCTCTCTTGCTTTCTCACGCAATAAAGTAATGGTATTATAAAGAGTATAATACTTTGAGTGTAATTGAGGTATTTTTAACGACTCATCATGTAGGTTATCAGGATCAATAACAGAATCTTTCTGCCACATCTCCTGAATTTTGTCAAGGTTCATAAACTACTGGAAAGACTGTATATAGTATACTTGAAGGTTGCCTGTGCTGTAAAGTACTGGACATCTGTATTTGTAGCATCAAAATCCAAAGATGTCAAGCTAACTGGAAATAAATCTTGAAATTTAACTTTTGCAACTTCTTTATAATTACTGTTTAAAATTCTTAAAGTTCCATCACAAAATGCTTCTTTTTCATCTCTTTGACCAGAAGCATCTTTTATTAAATCCCTATATTGTTGTGTTGTTTCTGGAAAACCTAATCCTGTTAACCAATTATAAACTGCAAGATAATTCTCCATATTCTCATCAACTAAGAATTTAAGAGTAAGATCACCATAATTTAATTTTTCACCAGGAACATCAATATTTTTTAAATAAGTTGCTTGCTCTGCAAGTTCAAGGTTTAACTCTGGTATTCTAGCACTATTCGAGAAAAAATCAACTTTAGGAAATTTGGCCAAATTAAATTTGAACGCTACTCCTGATAGGAAATTTCTATTCTGTATTTGCTTTCCAAAGACCGAATTAGTCATTATTAGTTTTATTTTTATTTAGATAAAAAAAAGAGGGTGGTTAAACCCCCCCTTCTATATTATTGAAAGAATCTTTCAAGAGTTACAATACCATCATTTTCAAGTACCTTAACCATCTTATTACACCAAGGACAATCGGCAAGTTTTTCATCATGATATACATGAGGATTCTCTATTTTAGTGAAATCAGGAATTTCTTGAT